TGTTGGCCCTACCATTAAGGTAGTAGAGCCAAACAAACCGCTATGTCGCGGAAAACCGACAAGTTAATACCCAGCTGGAGTTGAGTATTTTTGCCGCGTACGATCCAGCCCATGACACCTTCGACAATCTCCCTACTGGGGAGTTTGTGTCAACTGCATTGGCCAGAATGTACAACTTGGGTTTGTCTCCTTCAAGGTCATAAGCCCCGAACGCGTCCATACCGTGGACATAAGTGTAGAACCTAACTACGCCTGACGACGCGGTTGAGGTTGCCTCTGTCCCACTAGCAACGTCCTTGTTCAAAAGCCACCTAACCTGATAGAGTTCGCCCATTTCCCCCTTATAAAGATCCTTTACATCGGAGTATGTCTTAGCATTTATCCAAGCAGTATCTCCTAGTAAATTCATCTTGGAATAAGGTTCTGTTTTTCCGATGTACATACCATCCTTGTACTTGGGAGCGAAGTTTAGCTCTAGCTGCCGGACAATCATTCGAATGTCACAAGCGTCAAGAGTATCACCAGCGGTAAACGTAGCCACGTTATGGTTATTCCCATAGTAAGAAGTTCCGTTGCCGAGTTCGGCCCGGACCAATCTATTCAAGGTAGCACCCATATTGAAGCCAACGCTTTCCGCAGTCTCCTTCATGTTAACGTCAATACCTGTCAAGGTGACAAGTTTTGAAGCATTAACAGTCAACCCGTACTCCGATAAGGTCATAGCGACCGTACAAGAGTTAGCGGGACAAGTTACTGGATTGGACGCCTCCCCTAGTGGATCGGTGATAATGGTTAGTGCCTCTCTCCGAGAGAAGTTTACTGTCCTACCCTCACCGACTGGATGAGTTCGGATCTGACCACCCTCTTTAAGAACCATTTCCCATTCTGCCCGTGTCAAGAAAACCTTGTCGTAATAAGTTTTTACCTCATTAGAAAGGTTTCCTGACGTCCCTGTTAGCGAGACGTTGGTTGCTCCATCGATTCCTGTTCCTGTTGCTGCCATATTATCTCACCTCATTTCTTGGCTGTTTGCCAATGCAAAGTCGTCCTTAACTAGCTATTGGTATAAACCTAGTTCGGATTCGAGTTCCGCTATAGTTTTATCCTCAGCTCGTTTCTCTTGGGCTTTGACGGTTGTTGGTCTTAGAGCGGCCTGGGATACTTGCTTTGCAATCTTCTCCTCAGCCTGTCCAACCTCCCTGTCCAGAGAGCGTCTATATGGCTTCATAAGCCTACCTACAAAATCTTTAACAGACCCTGTAGGGTTTGACTTAACATAAGCCAAAGTCGCCTCATAGACTGTTTCGGATAAGTCCTTATCGAACCTATCACTGTTCGGGTCAAGTTCCGGGTGTGATCTAACAGCCTCCTGACTTTCCGTGTTTATACGGTTTAGTGCTCTCTCCCGTTGTACTTCGAGTTGCGCGACTGCTTGCGCAGTTCTAACAACATCAGCCTTGTACTGTTCGGGTGAGATTTCCGCACCTGGTTCGATGTTCGGCGTGTATGGTACTTGCGTACCAGGATCTACCGATCCTGTGAATTCCGCCATCTTCTCAGCCAGTGATTGGGCCTTAGCCTCACTCTCCTTGAGCTTCGCGTTGAGCTCCCTGATCCGAGCATTAGCGTCTTTTTTTGACGCTCCCTCAACCTCTGTCTCTTTCCCTGTTTCTTCCGTCGATTCCGCAGGTTCCAAAACTTCAGTCTTTGGTGCTTCTGTTTCTGTAGTTGGCGTTTCTACAGTGGCTTCCGCTAGGCCTTCTTTTAACGCCTGGTCTTGATCATTCATCAATAATCACCTCCTTCTCAAGAGTAACCCGACTTTTATTTAACGGCCCGTCGTGAGCTTGGCCGTAGCCTGAAAGGGCTAAACGGTAAGACAGATATAATTCCGTCCCACCGTTTAATCCTTTAAGCCATTCCCAATTCCTTCCTGGTCTTTAGAATTGGCCCCTTATCATCAACACCAACCATCATCTTATCCCTGCCGATCCAAACGGCATGGGTAAGTTCACAACTGTAACAGATCAAGTAATAACCCTGCTGTTTCCAGTTATGGAACCCAGGAACAAAGGAAAAATCGGGCCTATCCCACGACCTTTCCTCTGTTAGCGCCTCCGGCTTCGATTGAATCGTAGGCGTCATTGACGATGTTGAGCAAGCGTCTAATGACATCTTTTGTAATTTCTTTAACTACCGTTGATCTTCCAATACTCGCCTCATCGGCCCCGGCACTCATTTGCCCCCTAACTAATTCGTCTAGGTCTTCCATGACCTGATTCGCCCTAGCTAAAAATACCTTCCAGCCTTCATGGTTGGCCATATTGTGTAATAAGACCAACTCTTTATTAACCTCGCCATCATCCGGAACGCTTTCCGGCGTCAAGCTAGGTACACGAAACATTTCAAAATAGTTAGGCTTGAGTGCTGACTTCATTTGGTCCCATTGGTTGGGGAGGGACACCATTTACCCCCCCAACTTGCTGTAAAGCCATATCAAACTGCGCTTGTATATCACCAAGAACTGCCCCGGGATCATTAGACTTATCAACTACAATCTTGTCCCAATCAGTAATTCCTGAATTACTAATAATTCTTGAGAATAGCTCCCCAACTCTTAACTCCTTGCCCTCGCTTTGCAAAGATTGAGAGATGAGTTGGAAAGATTGAGGATTTAACATCAGATTGAGTATCCCCATGAGATTAGACTGTTGCTGTTTTTGATCTACAGCATAGGTTGACCCAGATACAATCTCATAATCATAAAGGATTGACCCCATGCTGTCCTTCTTGATGGTTAGCTTCCCAGAAGAGGGATCATACATTTCTCTTACATCCTCGTAAGACTTGGCAAGCTCGTCTATTTCCTCTTCAAACATTCTAAACTGGATCGGACCCATACGCTTTTTAGAAATGAGGTTAACAAACTTTTTATTCACTTTTGTTAAAAACTGCTCCATGTAGAAACGATCTACGTTATCCTTAGCGTTCTCCCTGGCTGCCTGCATTTGCAAGGCTTGAGGGGTCTTACCAAAACCTGGGTCTGTTTCCTGAGTAGTGCTCGTATTGGTTGTACCAAACATATTCAAAAGTCCAGAAGTTATAACCTGATAAACATTGTTAAACGTGCTTGTCCCTTGAGGGGTAAGGTTAAGAACCTGCGCCCCTGTTGTCCCAGCACTGCCCGGGGCGTTTCTCATCATCCATTTAGCAGCATAAGAGAATTTAATAGAGTTAGGATCAGATACATTATCCTTGTTTATAAGCGTGGGTGGGAAAATAGACATTTTCACTGCGTCCATGTAAAGATTCCATATGGAGTTAAGTGTATTTTGCATGGGTGCACCTCTTTCGCTATCGCCCATCGCCATAAAATCATCCAGAAGGGGCACGGAGAATTTATTAACTATGGGAAGCTCGTCGTTTTCGTGAGGGTTATCAGAATCTCTAAACACCATATCAGCGTCTACACAATAATCAACCCATCTATCCCTCTCGAACATGGATAGAACCTCGTAAAAACCATCTTTTTTTGCCGGGTTAGCCTGCGGATAGGCGTTTTCCTCTCTCTTGGTAGTATCAGACGACGTCCGTGCCTGTTTACTCCCGGCCTGATCCTTTAGCTTGGCAACAATCTCTGATAAGTTTTTGAAACCCTCCCGCTTTTTACCTTGTAAATCCTCAAAGAAGGAGAGCTTGCGCCATGACCGAACTATAACGTAGTCGGAATCATCAAGAGAGATAGCCCCAACCTGAGGAAAGACGTCCCTGATTGGAAGTAACCACATATCTGGACCACGATAACCATTCTTCCTCACGTCCCAATCAACCATGACGAAGAAATTACCGTAGATATTGGAGTACCTGTCAACCATCCGACATTTTGTGAGAAAATCAAACTGAGCATTGGCATTTGGCACGACGTATTTATCCAGCGTTAGGTTCATCAACTTAGACGCACCCTCGTCATTCTTTGAAACCGCCCTAACCTTTCCTGTAGGAAGTTGAGCCATAACCCTGGCCTCGCGCTCAAGAATAAGAGAGGACAGCTTAGGATCAAAAACCTGTGACCTAGCATTATCCACGGAGATCTTGTCGTCAAGGATATTGTGGAATAAGTTCTCGTAGGAATCCCACTTAGCTCTCTTAGTCGCGAGATACTTATCAGCTGCGTCGTAACGCTCTAGGATGATGTTGCGAAGAGAATCCATAAAAATGCCCCGCTTCTCGCGGGGCTCGCCCCTATGGGGCATACCTGAAGTATCTATACCAGCCCTGACGGATCGCTGTCAAGTTTTTTGTTTGGGGGGTAACGCTTGCGCTTCATAGAGGTAATATGCAACGTGTTTAGATTAGGAAGACCGTCAGAAAGCACTATGTTGCACGTCAAAGTACCATACTGCAACCTACGGCTTAATATTTCTATCCTAGCGATCAAGTCAAATATCTCTTGTTTCATTAAAAGCCTGTGGTGGGATATTCTCTACAACCACATAGTCTACAATCTCTCCAGAACTTACCCGTAGAATAAAAGTAAATAGTCCGGCACGTTTGCTTTGCATATCCTTCAATAGCTCTAGGTAAACCTGCTTATTATGCTCAAGAATATCCAGTTGCTTAATCATATTTTAGACACCCATTTTGTATCATCTGGTAAGAAAATATCCGCTGTATCTCCCTGATGGTGGCTGACTGCAAAGTATCTCATTCCGTCTGAACCGTGGCTTGACCAATCATGTTTCGGGTAGTTTTTAAACACTTTATTCTTTTCGTCCCATTCCTTCTTATAACTCTTCAAAGCCTGTATCCCCCTGTCACACTTAACAGCATCAAACCAGCAAGAAGACAAACTTCCCCTTACAGCGTTTATACCATCTTCCAAAGAAATCTTAGGAGCAATTCTAAAGGTAATTCCGTTATCTCTTGCTACCTCCCATCGGGTCTTACCCGTCCCCATCTCTTTTACCCCAATATCAAACGGCGCCCAATGCTCACCGTAGTTATACCCCTTCTCTTTCAGCTTGGAAATATAGTGGGTCAACCCTTCCCCGGAGTTTTCGTAGTAGTCTATAAACCTATTCTCTCCCCCTAGTCCCTGATGAAACCAGATTGTCATCGAATCATCCATACCTAAATCCCAGTAGGTATTAACAAGTAAGTTGCCATCGTATGGTACCGAAGTGATCCTTTTATCTCTCTCCGCTCTTTGCATTGCTTCACCATAGTAAGACCCGATAACTGGAGCTTTGAAGGAGCACATATACTCCTGCTCGAAATACGCCCTAGCTTCTGCCTCACTCCGCCCGTTAGATGTGAACCTTTTAGTCACGTCATCTAAAATCTCCTCCAGTTGCTGCTTTGTGAAAATCCCGGTGTCTTCCGCCGTAAGAAGCTCAACGTACCACTTGGGGTGATTCTTGGCAAATTCAAATAAGGCCCTGGCGTGGTTATCTCCTTTAGGGGTCATGTTAAATATAGCAATACCGTCGTTCTCCCTTAGTATCGGCTCTACTACGTCCCAAGCGTAGGGGTCATGTTCTGACCACTCGCTAAAAACAATTAACCGGGGGTTACCTCCTCGCAAGGAATCCGGGTGATCTGTACCAGCGACTTGAAATAGAGAACCATTAACTATGGGGATAGTCATTCTTGATTCGTTCGCCTCCCCGCTTCTTATCTCTCTTGGGATATGCTCAATATACTTAAACCCATCTACTCCCATCCCCTGCCAAAGATTATCCCTACCCATGACTAGCGTAGGATAGACGTATTTAACTAAACAAGGGTCTTTAAGTAACCGGCGAGGAATAGTGTCGGCTATATTAGTTTTATCCTTACCGCTTCTTCTATGCCAGACCTGTAAAAAGTACCTTTTCTCGCTCTTCCCTGCTATGGCCTGCTCTACTGCCCTTAGAAAAGGGACTTGATAAGGTCTAGCTGTAAAGTTATGGGGTATCTGTACTCCCATATGTCACCATGCTAACTTTTATTTCGCTCTCTATCTCTTTTTTCTCAGAGAAATGCTCTTTCAACACCCGCTCTAGTAACCACTCCTTACTCTTAACCGCTTTGGACTGTCTCTTGGCCCACTCTGCTCTAGCAAGCACGACTTGATACGCGAAATCCGGATCCTCCTTCTTCCATCTTATGGCTGTGTCTTCATTTCTCCCAACAGATTCCGCCGCGAGTTTTAAGACGGGAAGCTCCCGGTAATACTCTAAAAATTTTTCTTTTAATGGTAATTTACTATCGTTGATCATTTTACTTTGACACACATCGCCCTTCTGTCGTCAAGGATATAATCTGAGGAAAGATTATATCCCAACCAGAAAGCTAGTATTGATAAAAAAATAGCTGCTATTACCTTCATACATCCTCCTCTAATTCTACCCTGACTAATTTATCTGATGATATTTTACCCCAATTAAGCAAGTCCGGGTTTTCAGTAACCAACTTAATTGAGTATACCAGATCCCCGGAAACAGTTTTAACCGCTTTTACCTCTTTTATTTCCATAATAAAGTTATTTTTCATAATTTCTATTTGATTTTTCCATCCAATCATACACAAGTTCACCATCCAGTATTCTTTTGAGAGTGTCAGCCGAAAACTTCATAGCACAACGATAACCTTCCATCCACTCATGGTCCTGTAATGGATCGTTAACAATAGATCCATTATTTAAAACTTCTAAAAAATACTCAAGTTGTTTTTTCATATAAAAACTTACATGTTATGTCCATTAAATTTTCAACGTACAGTTTCAGTTCTCAATAGTTTGGGGGGCTTATAAAAAGATCTCTTACGAGCCTACACTTTATTTCATTCAGTGCTACCCTCCAAACTGTTCAAAACTTAAACCTATTTTGTCGGCGGTTCTATTTCGGGATAAAAATAATCTAAAAGTTTCTTTAAGACATATGTTGGGGATGAATTGCTTACCCCTTCTTTCATACCATCTTTTTCCGCCTCAAAAATCCATTGTTCGCCATCTTGTGATGTGAGTTTAATTTCTATCATTATTTTTCACCTCCTCCCGCTTTCAAAACTTAAACCTATTTTACTTTGATAGTCTCGATTATCAGTTTAATTGCCTGATAGTCGGGATTAACAAGCACCCCAATTAGGGTTGCTAACGGAACTAAAACAAATAATAATCCCAATACCGTACAAAAGAGGATTACAACAAATCTAAGATCATTACTGATAGATTTACAATCTAAAAATCTTTTTGCAATATAAAGTAAAATAATTCCAGGTATCCATAGGAGTAGTTCAGTCAAAGCATTAACGTACACCTGTCTAACAAAAAGACTAAAAGTATATTCTGCCCCCTGACCGATTTTTTCAGCTAGCGGTGCTAATTCTGTTTTGATAAGTGCTGATGCTGATGCTATGTCTTGTAAATTCATATCCACCTCGCTTTCACTTATATTTTACTATGTACTTTGTGTTTTCATATTTCTATTTAGTTATTAAAACCCTCAAATCTGGGGGGATGTATTTTGAGGCTTTCGCCCCTGTGTACATCTGGATTGTATCCGCTCCTGTTGGCATAGTTTACCCCGCTAAGGGTGAGTGTTAGCCTCGCACCCGATGCCTCATACCTCTACTTTTTGGTCAACCCCCAGATTTCAAAGTTCTATTTCTCCTTTTTCTTTAAAAATCTTTCAAATAATCCAAGACTTTTCTTATAACATCTATGGCTGAAAGTGTCTTAAAATTCAATTCTTCTTTTACCTCTAGCTCTACTTCTTCCCTTGTTGAACGTCGATAGTATTCATCCCTTTCTATAGGGTGTTGTTTTTCTCCCCATTTCCGCACTGTTAGGTCAAACTCTGTTTTATTTATTATTATTGCCATTTATTTCTTCTTTTTCTTTAAAAAGTCTAGTAAACAATCTATAGCTTTATTAAAACCAAAACATTCACATTCTCCACCTTCATATCCACACAATTTACATATCCAGTCGTCATTTGTATTTCTCCTAACATTTTTTGCCCACTCCCTTACTTCTTCTCTCCCTTTGGTGTAACCCTCAAAATAGGACTGGCCAATAAGGTGACGAACAAAGTCACCCAAAATCTTTTTCCTTGAAGCAACCCGAACCACTCCCAACATTGGGTTAGTTCCATTTTCCCATTCAGTAAGGATATACTCCAAATCCCTTTCCCATTGTTCTTTATTTCTTTTTTGCATATTTAAGTCCTTTCTCATTCAAGGATAAATCGTCTTATTTATCGGCGTACACCTAATATGTTCTCGTTTTTTACCTTTATCTACTGCCAGAATTACTCGACCATTCTTTCTAATCTTGAAATTTCCCATAGTTGTCATAATGACTTTATCACCGGGGATAGCGTCCTTTGTCAATTTGTGACTAATATCCCCTAACTCTTTTATCGCCAGCTTTTTTGGAGGAAATAGCCACCGCCATAATCTCCGATACCAGACCAAGTCGTATTTAATCATTTCATCTAGGTTCATTCTTTCCCTCCTTTTTTCCCCTCTCATACCCCCTTAATTCAGCTTGTTTTATTTGGGAATGGATAAAGTCTTTAATTTGTTCGTACATATCCCATTTTCCATTTTCATATAACGGATGATCTGGTTGAACACAATATCTCTCAACAATATTTTTTGTAAAACCAAACCTTTCCTCAAATTCTGTTTCCCAATCTCCCTTAATGTTTTTCATAAGTTTATTTTTTTATTCCGGCAACGGTTAAGTCGCCAAATCGTTCACACTCCTTGTTATCGCAATAGTGAGCAGTTGTTCCGAAAATAGCAAAATCTCCCCCACCCATATTTACAGACTTCATTTCTTCACCACATTTACGACACCACAATCTTTTAGATTCATTAAATTCCTCCCAAGTCGGAAACTTACCATCTGTATTTTCTCCTTTAGTGTTTTTCATAAATTAAATTTTATTAGATTTGTATTTCCTTTTTCTTTCCACACTTCTCACAAAAAAGTATCAACCAATAATCATACCCCATACTTGCACGGTTTATAGCACCCGCCTTAATAAATCTATGTTTACAAATCTTTTTCCTTCTCCTAATGTTTTTCATAAGTTTTTATAAATCAAATAGACGCGGGCTGGTCATTCGGACAAGAAACCCAAGCCATTTAAGGTGCTTACGCGTACCCACCCGCACATCTTTGTCTTAGTCTTCATAGATTAAGCTCCCATTGGTGTAGTCAACGCCTTACGACTTTGACTACACCCGTAAGGCTCAATTAGACGACTTCATATTCAGAATATTTCGTCTCTACTCTTTCTGGTTCAAGCCCCAAATCTTTAGTGGACTTATCGCATTTTTTACACTTAAAAGATGGAACAACATTATCCCAGAAATTTCTGTCGTCATAGGCTGAGTCGTAGGTATCTTTAGTTCCACAGGCCTCACAAACCATGTCACATTTGCAATCCCGCCTAAATTGGTCATATTTTCTAATTACTTTCATTTTTATTCACCCCCTTTCAATTAATGTTTTTCATAAATTATTTTAATAAATCTGATAACCTTTCTCGTAAAATTCTTTTTAAGTCGTTTAACACCATTTGAGTTCCTCTATTTGTCATACCTTTTAAATCTTTTCCGATCACTTTTTCCATTTCACTTTTTACTAGTTCTTTGATTTGCTCAACAAAGACACCTTTATCAATCAACACTCCATATGCGTGATTGTCTTTTATTACTTTTAATAACTTAGTATCGAAGTCTTTTGTTTGGTTAGTCATTTATTCCCCTCCTTTTTAGAAAGTAAGTTTCTGTCTAAAAAAGTAATAGTTACCTTACTCATGCCACTTCCCCTTAAAATCTTAATAACCTCATCAATTTTCTTCGTAAAGTCTGGTGGATTGGAAAATATACGCTCGTCAGTTTTGTAAAAACAAACAAGCTCGATTTCTTCTCCACTATTTTTAACCCACCTTTGATAATCAACCTTGGTGTTATTGTACGTTGGTATATAAACACAGCTCAATTTATTTGTCATTTTAGTAAAGATAAAATATCATCTAGGGCTTGGTTGTAATAAAAAATTCTTATGTTCCAGCTTTCGTCCGACCCATCACGTTCTTCTCGTTTCGACATTCTTTTATTTTCAATTTTCTCTCTTAACTCTTTTTTCCACTCTTCTTTAGAGTAGGAAAGTAAAGCGAAAACTTTATTAACAATTTCGTTAATAGCTTCTTTACCAAACTCATCTTTAAGGGAGAATAGATTACGGTCTCCCCACTCAATAATTATTTTCTCAATTTTCTTTTTTTGATTAGTCATGTCATCATTTTCTACCCAGTGTCTTTAACCCACTGGACGCATTTTTTCCTGTCAAGGAAGAAGGCAATCCTACTGGGATGACGTAATCTCCGAATGGCTTTGGCCTCAATCTCTCTAATCCGTTCCCGGGTAACACCAAAGGCCCGGCCAACTTCTTCCAGAGTTCTGATCCTGCCATCCTCAATCCCAAACCTAGCAATAAGAACTTTTTTTTCACGATCATTTAGGGTGTCCAATAATTCGATCATCCTTTCCGCTAAGCTCTTTGCGGGCCCGCAAAAACTACCTCCCCAGATGCTGTCAAAGAGTCTAACAATAGCCATATTCTTTGAATGGGTATTAGCAATGTCCGCTAGATCCGATAGTAACTTTTGTCTTATTGATAAATTCATATAGTTTGAATTTTCTCCTCTAAATTACCAGTCATGTTACCTCCCTGTCTGATTAGACTTAGAAAAACGCAAGCCTTCTGATAAATCGTTCTTCTTCAGCTTTACGGGTTTTGGAAGTTTGGGGTTTATAAGACTCCCGGTCAATTCAGCCCTCTTAACAAAGCCCAGTAGGTCAGTGAATAAGAGAAATGCATAAATCTGTTCTTTGTTCTTTGTCCAAACCACCACGGGGGTCTTGGAACCGCAGTTATCAGTAGTCTTTTTAAACCAGTCAAGGAATTGCTTACCTACACCCTCGACGTTTTTACATTCTAGGAATAGGGGAAGATTGGGAGAGTTGATGTCTGATTTTAAGCCCGGGATGCTTCCTGATAATGGCATTCTCCGGGCCTCCCAGCCGTAGCCTCGGATGAGCTCCGAGACGGCTCGTTCGTGCCGGGAACCTTTTTGTTTGCTATTGAATGCCATTCTGTTTTTTGTACTTGTTAAAAAGCAAGATGACAGCTCTTGGACTTATATTGTACTTTTCAGCTACCTCTTTTATGGAGAAACCTTTTTCGTAGTGGAGCTTGTAGATTGCCTCTCGGCGCTTGGCCCAAGCGTCAAGTTTTTTCCTCCAGGGACTTTTCATAAAAAGATTATATCACACCTTATGTAGTGCTGTCAACAGTGAATTGGCTCTTGACATTTACCCCGAAAAGTTTTATCCTGATTTTTACGATGAAGGTATCATTCAAGAAACAAACCCGCCAACCTACTCCTGTATCGGGATGCCTTCATCGGTCTCCCCCCACGCTTCGTGCGGTACGGGAGTGGGTTAGTAGGTTTGCCAAGAAAGATATAAAAACATGGATAAACAGATAGAAGATAAGCTAGAAAGAGCTGAGGCGTGGGGACTAGCCTTAGACTATAAAGTAGATTTGCATTTAAAATGGATAAAGACACAGAAAATGGGGAAGTGGCAAGAAGCAGATGTTTTGGAAAAAATGTATAAAGCGGCTGAGAGAGTAGAAGAAAAACTAGCCTTGAGTATATGAGCGCACAAGATAGAGTTAATGAAGCCTGGAAAGAAGATAAACTAATAAGGTCTTTGAGCCAGCATGCCTATGCTTCAATGAAAGACGGAGCTACTATGGCAGAGACACTTAGCCTTCTTATGGAGCTTAACTCCAATACAGATAATCCTGTTTCTCAAAAGGATCTGGAAAATATAGTTAAAGAAGCAGAGAAAAAGACTTCTAAGTTCAGGAAGAAAGAGACAGATCAGAGCATAGAGGCAACCTTCATACAAACTCCGGAGCACGTTTTTGAACAGACTGTACGCATGGCAAAAGACAACAAGCTCATTTTGAAGCTAGTAGCGAATAGTACGAATGGTGCTAATGGTGCTGTAGAAACTTGCTTCTGTAAATATGACCCTAGTAATGATACCTGGGAAAACATAGAAACAGTAACTATAGGAGACAAAATCTATAAACCGATGGGGGGAGAATTGTTTGATGACGAGAATACCGTTTTAATCTTTCCCTCGGGAGTCATGGAATATGGTACAGATAAAGAACTTATAGAAGAAATAAGAGAATTTATACATACTTACTTAGAGGTAGATCCCTATTATGAGCAGGTACTACCCTTCTACGCCCTGTTTACCTGGGTACAAGATAAATTTCCCTTTACTGCCTATCTCCACTTTGTAGGTGTAACCTCTACGGGGAAAAGTAGAGCTATAGATACAATGGCACAGATATGTTACAAAAGCATAGTAGCCTCTGGTAGTGTTACTAACTCTCCTATATTTAGATTAAGTGATATGGTTAGGGGGACACTGTGCCTTAACGAGTTTGAGCTAGGGGCCAAGACGGAAGAGGGGTACAACGAGAAACTCCAGATATTAAAATCAGGTAGTGAACACTACGCCGCCCTTAGAACAGAAGGGGAGGGGAAGAAACAAGTAAGAAAATATATATTAAAGGGGCCTAAGATCTTTGGGGGGCAGAGACCCATAGAGGATTCCGCACTTCTCTCTAGAACCATAGTTATCCCCATGAAGAAAAAAACGAGGAGAATCCCTATTTATACCTTAAAGTCTTTCCAGGAAAAAGGAGATATATTAAGAAAAAAGTTATTATTATGGAGGTTAAGACATTTAAATAAAATAAATTTAGAGGAGATAGAGTATGGTATCCCAGAACTAGAGAAATTTGACAGTCGAGTACAGCAGATAATGACTCCCATTTATTACATAGCTTCTGATGCTGTAAAACAGACAATGATTGAATATCTACAAGAATTAGAAGATGACATTAAAGAGAGCAGGAGGGAAGAACCATCAGGAAAGATATTCTTAGTTATAAAAGAAATTATAGAGTCAGGTCGTAGGCCAATCCTCAAAGAGGTGGCCTCAGCGGTATTTATGACACCGGAGAAAACAAGGAACGTAGTAGTTAAAGAAATGGGATTAAAAATAAGCCAGGAGGGTCATGCAAACATCAGGTACATCCAGTGTGGCGACAAGGAGGCTCGAAGACTCTCTGAATATGTTGGTGTAGAATACAAGGGCATATCCGTACAGACTGTTCTAACTGATAGCACCGTCGCAGATGCAGAATCTAGCGCATTACAACAGCCTAGCTAGTTGCTAGTAGTTTTGCTCATAGATCAGGGGCTTACAGTATGAGAGACTTATTGAACCCATCACAATATAACAAAAGAGGTCAGATAGAAGAGATCATTTCTGGGGATATTGAGAACTATCGTATTCTTGCCGATCTCCAAGCTCCCATAAACGAGCTTTTATATTCAAAAATGGGAGAGATCCAATATGGGAAGCTCCCAGCATGGATTAAACCTGCCCTGATTGACCATGACTACCCCGATAGCTCTATTCACTCCATGTTTGGTAACAAAATCCTTACCATACCCTCCCTATTCGACCACTGGGGGCGAATAAAGGGGAAAGAGGAAGTATTTTTCGCCCATCCATACGAGGAGAAAGTTGATACAGAAGATATTATCTGGTTGGTTAGGTGGACAAAAAAGAACGGTTTCAAGTTCTTGATCAAAGCAAGTAGTTTTTACTTCCCTTCAAGAACCCTGCTCATCTTGATACTTGACAAGTGATATGTCTAGTGTTATACTACCCTTAGTAGCCTGAACTCAAGGAAAAGAGGTGAGACACAATGACAGCAGATAAAAAACTTGAAAACATAAATAAAAGCCTAGCCTGGATAGAAGGCTATAGATATGCTCTTAAGTCCGTTAAAAGCGGGAGTATTCTGAAGAATGGCAATGATTGGGCAATATGTCCAACTTGCCACAAGCTCTTCGTAGACCCGGCCGAGACGGAATCTATAGATAAAGTTAATCAATGCCTATCTTGTGACCACCTAACAGCCGAGGAGTACATTTAACTCCCCGGTAAGGTGGCCCAGTTGATCCCAAAACAACTGGACCAACCTTACGAGGGAGGTGAATAAAAATGGCTAACTTAAAATTGCAAGCTAAAGGTCTTTTTAAACAACTTCTGCCCCTTATAGTCTGGGGAGTAATCCTAGCCGGGGTAGGAGCTTATTTAAAAACCAACAGTGACGTTCATCTTTTCGCCCTAACTCATCCAGATCAGGTGAGAAAAGCTATGGCTATCAACCGACTGGGAGACGTTAAAAAGGGAGAATTCCTGAACAGAGTTTATGGGGAAACGTTTGCTAGTCCGATAGCAAAGTAGTCGTATAGGGTAAGCGCCTGAACGCTTATCCCAATATGGATATTTTGAGTTTACTAGCAAGTTTCATAATCAATGCGCAAGACACCAGTAACATGGATAGAGATCTGGAGCGACTACAGACCATCCAGCAAAGATGGGCTGACGAGGAGCGAGAGCGTGACTTTAATGCTAGAGTGGGCCGAGTTAAAAAATTCCTTGAACAGCATCGGTCACCGCTGGCGGATGAGGCTGATGTTCTTGTTAGGGTGGCTGATCGGTTTAACCTCGATTATCGTTTACTTCCTGCTATCTCCGGAAAAGAATCTACTTTTTGCAAATACTACCGACCCGAGACTTTTAATTGCTGGGGCTGGGGCCCTCATATCAAGTTTGATTCTTTTGAGTCTGCTATTTACCACATCGGAGAAAGTCTCTCCCAGAGATATGACACGTCATCAGTTAGAAGTATTGGATATAAGTATGCTCCTCCCACGGAGAACGACACGGAGGGCTGGATTACAACCGTTGAAAAGTTTATTAAAGAAATATGACTAAAGATTCCAGACGCGCTGGTTTCTACTGGGTAGAGGATAAACCCTACGCCAGCGTAACCTCCATTCTAAAAGTGATTGACAAAAGCGAAGCCCTCTTAGGGTGGGCAGCTAGGGAAACTTACTATGCTATGGTTAAAGACCCCACTATCAGTGAAGATAAGGCAGTAAGAGCCCATCTAGAGACACGAGACGAGGCCGCAAGTAGAGGTAGTACCATTCACTCCCTCCTAGAGGTCTACAGGGCATCTGGCGAAGTCGTAAGCACGCTACCTATTTACCGGGGATATTACACCGCTTTTAAGTCCTGGGTAGAAAAGAACCAACCCAGATTCATAAAACAGGAGGAAACTTTGGTAGACCACGAGTTAAAAATAGCTGGGACTTATGATGGCTTAGCAGAAATAAACGGGAAGATTTACTTAATTGATTTCAAAACCAATAAGGAAGGCAGGCTATTCCCCGAGGTAGAACTACAATTATCAGCCTACCTCCACATGGCAAGAAAGACTCAAAAGATAGATGGGATACTAGCCGTAGGCCTAGCCGAAGATGGCAGATTTAATGAGCTCTACTGCATAGATAGGTTTGATGCTTTCCTCCATTGTTTTGAACTGTACAAGTGGAAAGAGAAAGATAAGTTAGAGAAAGTAGGATATGGAAAATGAATTTTATATCAACCCAGAAAAGAAAGGGAAATGGAACCAGTGGTTAACTTTCGATCAAGCTATGCAGAGAGCTCAAGACAAGAAAAGGGGAATTAAAGTAGAGGAAAAACGCTTACCATGGATTGCCCTACTCTTAATCAATGGCAAAAGAGAAAATAATCAAAGGTAAGGAGGACAGTGGCAAACACGAAGGAAAGCGAGCAGAAATAAGACGTATTGCCCAGGCGGAATTAGACTTATATGAAAGTTACCTTACGCAAGCCAGCCACCCAAAGAATTTACGAACGGGAGATGGCCAAGATGAAAGGCGAAAAGGGCTGTAGGCTGTGTAAGCTCCCCGTCCTAAAAAGAGTTGGGGGCTTTGTTATTGTCGCTAACGAATATCCCTACGACAGGCTTTTTAGGGTTGACCACATGCTTATTACTAAAAAGCATAAAAAGTACTTAACTCCGGACGAGCTAGTAAAAGTAGACAGGTTAAAGAGAAGACTGGACTACGACTACGCTTTTGAAAACTTACCCAGTCAAGCAAGTATAGCAAACCATTGGCATATTCATTTATTCCGAAGATGAGAACGTGGAGAACACCAGAGGGTGAAGAAAAATACACGCAAGCCAGAAAGAGCTTTAATGGCGAGTGCCGAATTTGTTTAATTCCCAAAAAGGAAGAAAGAGGCTCGTTCCTCATTGTTCCTAATGAATTTCCCTATGATGCGGTAAGCGCGGTAAATGATATGCTAGTTTTAAGGGAACACAGACCTAGATTAAGCCTAGACGAGTTAATAGAACTCGATAATTTGAAAAAACAACTTGGGGAGGAAAGGTTTTATGATTTCTTACTGGAAAATATGCCCTGTAAACAAACTATACCTGCTCATTTTCATTTGCACCTAATGAGATTAAGACCGACAGGAGGTGAATAAAAATTGAAACCGAAAGATAAAGAACCCAAGAGAGATCCAAGAAAAGAGGTTAAAGTTACACCCGCCTTTGAGGTCAAAGTAAATGGCGGGAGAACCGTAATTGTTCCCAGAGAGGATCATGAGGAAACAACTGATAGAATCTGGAGAATAATAGATAGACAACGGAGATAAAATCAGAAATTAGAAGGGAGGTGAGAATATGAGCTGGGTAAAAGTAGGAGGAGGAGACGATGTTCCGGTTTTCGTTTTTGACTCTGTCAAGAATAAAACCCTAGAAGGAGTCTATGTGAAAACCGAAAGTAATGTCGGACGCAATCACTCCAATATGTACTATTTCGAGGGTAAAGATGGGAAACAGATTAAAATCTGGGGAAACACTGTTTTAGACTCCAGATTTAAAAACTTGGCCCCCGGGGAATTAGTTAAAGTGGAATACTTGGGATTAGCAAAGGGTGCGAAATCTGGGAAGAATTTCCATAACTTTGAGGTATTTCGTGACGAACCAGAAGTGGTATAACAAGTTTGTCCGTTAATTTTTAACCCCCCCACTTTAGTAGGGGGGGTTTTGGCAGCAACCCGCTGTTGCCTTGCCTGCAAAGGGTAATCCATTTTCGCAGGCGGGAATCAAACCCTTTAGGATAACGGGGGTACTTTTCCACCAACCTACTCCTTGACTTACGTCTTGGTTCCGTTGGGGTTCATTCGGTTCTGCCAGTTGCCGAACATAGTAGGGCTATTTACCCTTACCCTACAAGGTAGCCACTGTGAGATTCGAACTCACATCTCCCGAACTCCCCGCTTGTTGGGATACGGGCGTTTTCCCCGGTGCTACTTCAAACACTCGTCAGCAATACTAAGTGGCCCTATTCAATGTCAAATAAATCACAAACCTTATCTCTTTCTATACTTCCATAAACTGATTTGCACCCTGTAGCTGTAACCCTGTTTTTACAGTTTCCGCAGTTTCCGATATCCTCACTAGAGGCAACACCATACCCCGCCTCACTTTTGGTTATACGGCTATTAGTAACCTTGACGCTTTGCTTAGCGGTCATGGCTAATGCTATTTTTTTCAAGTGTTCCATATTTTCTCTACCTGTTTTTAAAAAAGCTCCTACGATGTCTTTGTACGCGTTTCGCATATTGTACACCATTTGCCAATTAGCCCTCGTATTCATCACAATCCCCATGCTTCCCACTGGAATAAACAAAGTGCCTTTTACCTTTCTTATGAACCGTAGCTGTTACCATCTCTGTGGCCCACCCCACCCTGTCCTCCGCGTCTTTTAGCTGGTTTTTACATCCAGCGCACTTACAAACCTCCGCACGTTTTCTTTGAATTTCCAATTGTTCTAAAGCGAAATTCGCTACGGCGACATTAGCGACTCTCCCAATTTCTTGCCCCTCCTTGTCGGGGGTAAAAGTAAAAAGTTCTTTTAATGAGGTCAGGATTTTCATTTTGTTACTTTCTGTCTCCCTTCGCTTTTAACAACAAGAAACGTACCAAGCGCACCACCAAGGATTTCTGGCGCCGCGTACGCGGGATTACCGATGAATGCTGCCAGGCTGATGTAACCAAGGGCTGCGATGAGTATGGATGCCGCCGTGGCCTTAAAAGCTTCTCCTCTTGCCGCCGTTCGTACGTAGTACGCCCCCAAAGCATCCACCAAAAAGGAGGCAATAAAAACAACACCCACAAGACCCATGTCCAGTTCAGCGATTCTCTCCACATCTTCAAAACGGCCACCAACCGGGTTTCTTTTTATCCATTCTTTGCGTATTTCTTCTCGCTAACATGACCAATTCCCTTTCGTGAGTTGTGTCCCAATAAGGAACCCTCTCGTCTAGTTTGTCTCTTCTGTCTTTTTGCATCCGCTCAAACGCCTTTTTATCTCCTTTTCGATATTCTTCCAAATAACTTGGCTGGTCCGGATGTGGCCCACCTTGTTTTTTACCCTCATCCCCGGTGTGTATGTTTGTACATAAAGAAACTGCAATGTCCGGCGTGTCCGGATTTAATACCCCCACTCGTCTTTGATACATTTCCGGGTAACCGTGATGGACGTTTATTCTTTTATCCCCGTTGCAGTTGTGTTTATATGGCCACTGGCATCCACCCTTATTACCTTCAACTTTAATTCCTACTTCTTTGTCCCTCTCAATTATGGCCTTTCTTTGCTTAAGTCCAAAAGCCCAACTTGTCGCCAATAAGAAATCCGTAAAAACGGCCGCTGTTACCTTTTCAGCTAGGTTCTCATGGCTTCTCATTCCTAAATCTATTTATTCTTTCCCTTACCCAGTCAGTACACCACTCCTCATCTTCTTCAATACTGCTTGGCATATTCTGTCTTAACGCTAAACACAAACCAAAGTCGGTATCCGCTAGGTGTTGCTCTAAAACTCTAATCCTAGCATTTGCCCTAGCTGCTTCCTGATAGGTCTGGTAAATAACTTCCCCAGCGATAGCGTTCCCTGCTACTACAGCAACACCCACACCAGCGACTTTGGCCGCTTTTTTCCAGTTAAGCTTCTTAACCTTTTCTAGCCACCTGTTCATTTGATTAAAATTTTAGTATCTGTAAGTCCGTTTAGTTTTATGTACTTACTCTCGTTGATATATTTGTCAACAAGTTTTAGGACTAAAGTTCCAATAACGGTAACTTCCGTCTGGGGAAATCCAGCTACTTTTTCTAAAGCCACCGAAACTAAAGCAGAAATGGCCCCGAAAAAAGCTACTCTGGATACCTCCTGTAAGGCTTCAACCGCCGCTTTTCTATCAAACTTCATTTTGCATCTCACCTCCCATAAAACCTAATCACCCCAATTAGAAGGTTAATCTCCCAATCGGGAAGCTGGTTAAGTTTCAA